AAATCTTGCTGATACAATGCAGACAGAAATTGGACCGTTGACAGGAACTTCTTATGTCAATGTTGCAAAGACACTTCGCAATTACAACCTCAAAAAGATGTCAATCGAATCACCACGTATTTCTATTGAAGATTTACGTTTTGCAGCTCATCGTGGTGAGCAGCTTCGTGCTATCGTTGATCTTCTTGCTGAGTCATCTAGATACACATGGGAAAGTCGTTACAGAGATGAATACGACCGTCTTTGTGGAAAGTTCGTTAACTGTCTTTCTTCAAGTACACCTTCACCAACAAAGGTTGTTGATTCTATTGATGCGAGTACTGCTGCTAATGAACAATTCACAGGAATACCAACATTCAATATCAACTTAGCAGCTTCTGCTGGTGCTGGATTACCTACAGCTAACATTTCTAATGCTATTATGGATAAGATCTACTTCGAGCTTGTTCGTGCTGGCGCAGGAAATAAAGCTTATGGCCGTGAAAATGGCCGTCCAGTATTTGGACTTGTCCTTTCATCTGAGGCATCTTATCAGCTTCAGACTGAAGCAGGTTTCCGTGATGACGTTCGTTACAATAGTGCAGCAGTAAGTGATCTTATCGCTCCATTAGGTATTGAAAAGTCATTCCGTGGTTTCTATCACTTAGTTGATGATCTTGCTCCAAGATTCAATGCAATTAACGCAAGTGCTACTACAGCTATCGCTCGTATAAATGCATATACGACTGAGGATGGATTAACTAGTGTGGATACAAATTACGATTCTGCTGATTATGAGCTTGCTTACGTCCTTCACGAAGAGGTTTTTGAATCAATGATTCCAGAACCAATTAGTGCTGGAAGCGGTGTAACTTTTGATCCAGTAAATTACAAAGGTGACTTTACTTGGAACAACATAAAGAGTGAAACTACTAACCCAGATGGAACCATTGGATACTTCCGTGGTGTTCTTGCATCAGCATCTAAGCCGATCAAGACTGACTTTGGTTATGTAATCGCATTCAAGCGTACAAGTAGTACACCTGCTGCTTAATTCTAAAGTGGGGTTCCCGTAAAAAGGAACCCCACATAATATTAATTCTAACTATTAAAAATTATGCCAACTTTAGATGATGCACCAACCGAACAGGTTGCTGCTTTAACTGGAACTAATGCTGGAGTAACTACTGATGTAGCTACTAGAGCGCATGGAGATGACTTCATTCAGATTTATGATACGTCTGAACAAGTAGCTAAAAAGATAACTTTATCTGAGTTAGCTCTCGCTTTGCAAGCTACCTTAGACCCAGCATAAGCAATCTAAGAATTCACAATAATCCCCGATCCTCTTGCAAAAGGAGGGGATCGGGGTTATTTTTACAAAAATTAAATTATTATGCCATCACATAAAGAAAGTAAAAAAAATCTTGATGCACAGCCTGACGCTGATGAAATGTTAGATGAAATTGTAGCGGTTATTCCGCAAGAAGGAGATGATCTTTCTGTAGATAAAGAACCTGTTATGGAAGATAGTATGGATATGGTTGAGGCTGAAATGCCTGAACAAGAAATTATGGAAGATCTTTATTCTTCTATATACGGAAGTCCTATGGATGATTCAGACATGTCAATGCAACAAATGGAGGAATTAAAACTTTTGTTAGAGGCGATGCCTGAACTTTCTTCAGCGTTAGCTTCGGGTGAAATTACTCCATCAGAGGCTTCTATCATGATTTTCAGAGAGGCTGCTGAATTAGCTTAAACTTTAATAAAGATATATTAAAATGAGCCAGAGTTTATCGGGTATTAATATTCGCACCAGCATCATAGCAACAATGGCTGGTCAGGGAACTAACGTACAAAACGATATACGGATAGGTAGGACACTAAGCGTAAACCCTACTAGTTCTGAAGCAGATATTATATATTCTGTAAAGTTCACATCAACGGCTGCATCTGATCAGATAAGTTGGGATCTCGACCTACATAAATTTTCTGCTGCTGCTGGTGATTCTCCTTCGGTTTTAGATAGGACAGGGCATACTTTTACTGGTTTCGCCTCTAATGGTGGGACACCATCATCTCCAACAGACGCAGTGGGAGATATTATTCCAGCAGCATCTAAGATTGTAGCCATGCATTATGAGACAGATTCCACAAATACTGGAGACATAGTAATTACATCAACAGACAATAAGTTTGGTGACATTACTTTAGGTAGTGGAAATAGTCTTACAAGGTCAGCCTTGCTTATCCCAAGAGCAGATCCTACAGATGTTAACATAACTATAACATTCGCAGCTAGTGGCGATGATCTAACAGTTGTAGTTTTAGCAAAAGACTAACATGGCTAGAGCTACGTCGCCAACCAGAAGGCAACGGATTATTGAGTTTACTACCCCTAAAGTAGCAGACTTAGTAGTTATTGAAACTAAAGATGCTATTAAAAGTATAAAGTCGGCTGCTACCGCTGATGACACACCCTACGGAACCCCACATCCCGATACTACAAATTTCCCTAGTCATAAGTTAGCTTTAATAAAAAGTGCTAACGACGAGAATGGGCATTATCAGTTATGGTACTATGTTGTAAATCGTGACAACCAAGACCAGTATAATTGGGAGTTTCAAGCTGCGGGAGCCTCAAGTACTCGATACGATTCTGTTACACGAACTTACGTAATTCTGCGTAGTTCTTATGATGAAAGTAGTCCTGCTTTGAATTCAGCTATGCCAACCACTACTAGTGACCCGTTTTCTGGTAGTGATAATTATATATTATTTGAGAAAAAACAAGTAAGGTCGGGCAACGAAGTTTTAGATTCTTTATATGTAATAGAGCAAAGAGTATTTGTAAGAAAAGTACCCATTCGTAATGTATATGTAGATAGAACTTTCTCCTTTGATGTGACTGCTAGTGGGGCTGATTCAAACCCTGCTTTGGGGGCTTTAGTAGATAAAGAAACTTTATTCTTCCATTCTGAAGAAATAAAAGCTACGAAAACATTTAGTACTTCAGGAGACCTTGACGCTGGTACTGGTACGACTACTGCCAATTCTTTTAAATCAGGAGACCTAGAGTATGCTACAGGACACTCAGATCTTGGAGGGACACCTGCGGGGAATTCTAATTTTTGGGGTACTGATAAGTTAGGTGTAAGAAGAGAAGGAAAACAAATATCAGATAACTGGTATGTTTTAAGTGAAAAACAAGTAGTCCCTTCAGTAATAACATCAGGAGATTCTGCGGGGTTATCAGTTATTGCTAAGTACGAAACCCAAGAAAGATATGTTTGGCCTCCTGTACTTAACGGTGTATCTGGTTTAGGGGATGCAGTAGATAATGAACAGAACGGAGGTATCGTTGGGTATACGTGGAAGTTAAAAGATGGGGGAGGGGAGTCTGTTGTTATTCCTGTTTACAAAAGAAATAGATACGACGGCCCTACTAAAACTCAGTATGAGATTACTTGGTCAAAAACAAAACAGACACTAACTGCAATAAACCCAATGCATCCTTTACCTGTTGTTTTTTCAACTCCTCTAGCAAGGCTACAAGTACAACCTACTTTACATAATGCTATTGACATAGCTATAACAACAGGGACAGGGCATCCTAAATATAAGTTTGCATCTTCTAGATTTTCCTATCCAGCAACTAATTATGTTGACTGGCCTTCTGAGATAGTTGTTTCAGATACTCAAGAACCCAATAAAGGGGGTTATGTAAGAATCAAGAAAACGATATTTCCTCCAAATATACAGCCTTTTACTGGTAATTATGCGTAAAGATGTCTGAAGAAATTTATAATAATGAAGTTTCAATAGACACTACAGGAGTAGGAAATGTTGAGTCATGGCCTGATAACTTTGATGAGGTAAACTTTGGGGCTATAACTAACGATTATTCTGGGGCTGATGCTATTTCAATTAACCCAACAGATCTTTCTGATGGTAAAAAACATCCTTTCCAATTAGAAGTTTTAGAGCAAGGTGAACGAACACAGTTCGTATGTTACTATGGGGTTTTATATTTTAGCATAGCAGCTATCCAAGTTGAAGGTTTTGATGTGGGAGGAACTACACGGTTTGGTATAAAAGGCCAAAGTCCATTACCTAGTTTTGGCAACATAACACCAGCTAGTTTTATAGGAGAAAAAGGAGAGAATAGGAAGTTTTCTATTTTATCTAATAAAGGAAAATATGGGACCGTATATCTTAAATTTTATATTGATGCAGCTAACCACACAATTAGTGAATGTACATTAAGTTTTATACCACAAGAAGATGAGATTCCAGAGGAAGAACCTTGTGGGAAATTAGAAAAAGTTAATAATAAACTTCTTAGAGAGGCTCCTAATAGGGGTAGATATCATATTAAAATAGGATCATTTAATGAAACAGCTAGTGGAGAAACTTCAATTACTCAAAGCATAGAAGATCATCTTTACTATGCTACCACAATTATTGATGGGTCAGAAGCCCCAGCCGATTCCGATGGGGCTACATTCTCCTTAACTACTACGGCTACTGATGATAACCCTGCGGGTACTTTTGAAGCTCCCCGTCAAAGCACTGGAAACAATAACCTACCTACAGCTACTAATAACCCTAACTTTATACCATCAGGGGAAAGTAATAAAAATGCACAACCTAATCAACCAAACCCTGAAGTCCCAATATTTAATGGAGATCCTTCCATAATAGAAGAAATAGATGAACCTTCTTTTATACCACCAACAGACAATGAGTTTGGTGAAGAGCCTTCTATAATAGAAACACCAGAGCACACAGGAGGATTTTTTGGAGGTTTCGGAGCTGCGGGCAGTAGTGCTCCATCCAATGGTACGGGATATATAGACACAGGCAGTATATCGTCAATTAGTAGTATTTTAGCTCTTCAAGAGAACTCTCCTCAAGGAAGCGATGGTGGAATCCCTTCTAATTCAACATAGGTGGCTTATAACGGGTATAAACAGCTTACTGACTGGTTCGACAGGATTTATGTAATAAATAGACCTGATAGAGAACAAAGACTCAAAAGTTTCTTAAACGATATAGAAGAAAGTAACTTAGCCGACCCAGAGGATATTGTAGTTTACCCTGCTATTATGGGAAATAGAACCTCTTTCCCAAGTTACTTTCAGGCAGGAGCTGGTGCATGGGGGTGTTTGAGGTCTCATATAAGAATTATCGAAGACGTTATAATGGAGCAGAACATCTTAAATAAAACCATTGGATCAATTCTAATACTTGAAGATGACGCTGAATTTATACCTGAAGCATTACCTATGTTAAATGCTTTTATGCATAATGTACCTACTAATTGGGATCAAATATACTTAGGTGGACAGCATAGGAGAGAGCCAGAACATATAGGTATTCAGAGAGTTATGAGAGCTATGTCAGTAAATAGGACTCACGCCTACGCTTTAAAACGTAAAATATATAAAAAAGTGTATGTTCACCTCAACCACGCTCCTGATTATATGGGCAGACAGAATCATCATGTAGATCATCAATACGAAGTAGCCCATAGACGTAAAGACTGGAACGTATATTGCCCTGCGACATGGTTAGCAGCACAGAAAGAAGGACATAGTGATATTTGTGATCAAGATTTAGGACATCGAATATGGGAATAGTCAATAGTTGAAATCCCTGTTATTTCTTTTATATTAAAACGTGCCAGCTACTACCGTCAGTTATCTATACACAACGCATAGTCAATACCTTGACGCTGCAAACTTATCACATATAGGTTTTAGAAAAGCCTTGAATGAGGTTATGCCTCGTTTATATAAAATGGGTTATTGGCGTGATTTATACGTGGAGCATACTCAAGAAGCTTCTAAAGGATATATAGCTTTACCACAAGACACAGACTCAATCGTAGCTGGGATTATAGACAATAATGTAGTACCTACCCGTTCGTTATGGCACGACTATAAACTTTTTGGTACGAATGATGATGATAGTACACTTATATCTTCGTTCATTGATGATGGTTATCACACGACTTTTAGAGATTTAGATGGTACTACTCAGTACACTTTAAATATTACTGATATAGGCCCAAATATTAATGGAGAGATTTTTAATGATGCTTCCGCAGAGATAAAAATTATTTGCCGAAGAGCAACAACTACAGCACCAGACACCGTTACAATAACTATGTCTAATAGTTCAGTAGGGGTAACATCTAAAAATTCTACTGAGACTAATGTAGTTCATATTGAAAGAATAATTTATAAAGATATTCCAGCAGGACATCTCACAAGGCTGAAGGCAGTACAGACTAGTGACAATAGCAAAGAGGTTATTCTTGCTGATATCCCAAGCGGGCAAGGCGAAATAAGGTATAGGAGATATAGAATCGGAGGAACAGATAGTGAATCTTCAGCTCATATTTTAACAAAAAGAAGGTGGGTTCCTTTAAACATTGATATTGACACCGATTCTTCAGAAGACCCTATATACGTACCAGAAGATGCTATTGTGAAACACGCTTTATTAGGTAAATTATCAGAAGATAATGGAGACATACAAAGAGCAGAATATCATTGGGGTGTATGTGAAAGACTTTTAGAAAAAGACTCCGACTCCTTTAGAGGAGCTGCTAAACCTGCACTACATGTAGCACCTAATGGAATAGGCTCTGGTATGCGGGGGATGTATTAAACAATTTAACAAAAACAAACAATTATGGCAACAAACAACATAGAAAAACAATCCTTTGGTCAAGAGGGTGCAACATTTAAAAGTTCAGGATCAGCTTCTGGAGAATTTTGCGCCATTACAATGGTTGAGGATACTGTATTCTCTTCTCTTACTTGGGCTGAGTTAGATGGCGATACTATAACTGGTAGTACCACCTTTTCTGCTGGGTTCACTATTTATGGGCAGATTACAGCATTTGAATTGGCTTCAGGAAAAGTATTAGCATACAAAGCTGCATAGTAGATGTTAGGTTTAGGTACAAAACTAACTTCATCTAGTGGTTTAGGTGATGTAAAAAGGAACTACAACTTTTTGCAGGATTCATTACCTCGTGGCGTTACGCATACTCGTTTATCAAACGCCACAATGAGGGGTAGCGATGGCTATCTCAAATTTGCACCAAATAATCTTTTAACGCAATCGAGTAACTTTGCTCTATGGAGTTCTTTAGATGGGTCTAACATAATTAGTAGTAACAACGCAGATCCTTTTGGGGGTACATCTGCATTTAAGCTTGATGCTCATGATGGCTTAGAAAACCTTGTCCCTAAATCAGAAGCCTTTGATCAATGGACTCCTATTAATTGTACAACAACTAGTGCGTCTGATCCATTCGGTGGGAACGCAGCTTTTACTCTTTCGGGATCAGGATCAGGAGATTTCCCTAATGCAGACCGTAGGGAAATTACAGGGATATCTGTCACAGCAAATGTAGTTTATTATGCAAGCGTTTATGTTAAGTTACCGACTTCAAACCCCTCAAGCTTATTTAGAATTCAATTAAATGATAATGCAATTACTACTGGTCCTAGTCCTTATCCTGTAAGAGGAAGACTAGAAGTATCGGTAAACGTAGCTAATGGAGCTTTTGAGACAGCATCTACGGATAGTATTAACACGATAAAATATGACTCTGTCGGGGGTGGGTGGTATCGAATAAGTTTTCAATTCACACCTCCCGCTACTTCTACTAATCTTTCTTTGAGGCTTATACCTGATTCTACTACCCCTGCCTCCTCAAACACTGGAAAAGATGTGACCTTTTTCGGGGCGCAGTTAAACAAATACGCTGTAAAACCTTATTTTAAAACGGAAGGGACTGCGACTGACGAACACGAAGTCAACGCAAGATTTGAAAAATCAATCTCACTAGCCAATGGGCAATGCTACGTTGCTTCGATTTATGCTAAGAGAGTTGACTCAGAACTCTTTCAAATTTCAGTAACGGGCGACGCAAGTTATTCGCCCGCTTATTCACATGTTTCAGCAATCGATGTTAACGTCCATTCGGATGGGACAATGGGCTTGAATGCCACATCAGGCAATTATACTCCAACCAACATTACATTCACTGATGTAGGGAACGGATGGGTACGATGCTCGTTCAAATTTGTTTCTAATGTCACGACTAGTTCATTTACTTTTCGAGTAAGACCAGATAGATCAACAGGATATCTATCAACTTTATTCTATGGCCCTCAATTAGAAGCAACTTTTGGAACTCAACCGACTGACTATAACGCTACTACAAGCCTTAATTATTATGCGCCTAGATTAGATTATACTAAAGATGGTGCATTTAGAGGAATTTTAACGGAGAAAGAAAAGACTAATCTAGATACGGAGTCATTTTCATTATCTAGCCAGTCTGGTTTTAACAATCATTATATCACGTCAGGCCCAAGCTCCGTTCTTGATCCTACAGGTAACACAAGAGCGTATTCAATCAATGCGACGGATGACAATAATTATCATTACCATCGTCGAGCCTACACAATTACAAACAATACCACTTACGTATACAGCGTCTTTGCTAAGGCAGATGGATACAACATTTTAGGCATTAATGCTGCGGTTGGGACTGCTGCAAACACTGGACCTCAATTTGATTTAACGACAGGTACAAAAGTTTATGACAATGGATCACATTTAACAAATGTAGAGGAGTATCCAAACGGGTGGTACAGGATTTCTATCAAATACTTTACTCATAACATTGAGTTGGTAACTAATGGAGACTTTAGTGATGAGACTGATAGCAGTTGGGCAACATCATCTGGCGCGACCATTGGATCGGGAGTTGCTACGATTGCAGTTACAGGTGGCGGTTACCAAACTATTAATCAACTAATTTCTTACACAGTAGGAAGACGATATAGAGTGACGGCTACATTGAATGGAACTGCTGGAAAACAGGTAGTTCTTATGGATAATGGATCGAACCTAGGAGGATTACAGCCAGCTCAAACAACGACTACCTTCACAGGAAGCCCACAAAATGTATCATTTGAATGGACGACAAACAGCAACTCAAATGTTATTCAGTTTGATAAAGCGGGTACAGGCGATTTCTCTTTTACAGTAGACAACGTCTCAGTCAAAGAAGTTTCACTATACCTAGATCACAACATCAAAGAAGAAGCTAATGGTGGAACCTTCTCAGGCAATGGTGGAGGGATTTTGTTGTTTGGAAGCCAACTAGAGCAGTTCGCCAACAACAGCACATCTTTCATCCCTACATGGGGAACTAATGCCGAGGCCACCAGAAAAGTAGATCAATTCAAGGTAGATGATGTCGATGATTTTTTTAAGACCACCGAAGGTACATTTGTTACTGAAGGAGAGGTTCAAAATAATTACGACACTTCATATGTTGAAAGGATGTATGTTTTTGATGATTCCGTTGGTGATTTTGCTCGATCCATTCAGGGATTTGTGGCAAATGCTGATGACACACTTAGAGTGCAAGTTGTTGATAGTGGTTCTGATGAACTAACACTTAATGATAATGTTAATATATCAAATGGGGAAGTTTTTAAAATTGCCCATGCTTTTAAACATGACGATAGACACAAAGCTTCTTTTGATGGTGGTGATATAAAACAAAGTTTCGGTCAAGACCTTCTTCTCAACCAAGCCCCTACTGCTGCGAATGGATTTAGTAAGACTAATGATACGTCTGAAATAGACATAACGGGTAGTGGAGCGGTTTTTAATACAGGTTCTGGTGCTCAAGATATACACAAAGACCTTAATTTAGTAACAGGACGAACATACAAAGTTGTATTTGATATAACAAGTTGGACTAAAGGGGGAGTAAAGGTTCGTGCGCCATTCAGCGACTCAAATGTTCGGTCTTCCACTGGAACTTTTACAGCCATAGGAGTAGCCTCAACAACATCCGTACCCGATGAACTTGTGATGATCCAATCACAAGGAGAGACTCAACTAACAGTCGGAAGTGTTAGAGTTACTGAGGTAGGCACATCTACAAATTCAGCGTTCGATATTCCAGCAGGAATTAACCGCATTCGCATAGGTTATCGTGGAAGCAATAATGAGAACTACAATGGGTGGATTAGAAGGATGCGGTATTATAATAAGTTTTTAAGTGACTCTAGATTAAAAAATTTAAGTAATTCTAATTTTTTAGGTACAAAATATAAGGGTATAAAGGCAGCTCATTCTCTTCGTAATATTTTTGAGGGAAATTCTACACAGAAGGTAGTCAAAATCAGACGAACCTATGATGAGCGAGAGCAATCTTTTTCAGCTTCTGACATAGATGGTGGCATAACAGAAAACTTTCATAAAGCAGAAGAGCAAAAAACTTTGCCGTTGAATATCACAGCCGATGCCTCTGAGTTGATCACTAATGGAACCTTCGCTGACACCAGCGCATGGACAACGGGAACAGGATGGTCAATTAACACCACAAATGATTATATAGAGAGAACGGCTCAATCGTCACCCAGTGCAACTTATCAAAGCGTTCCATTGATCGCAGGGAGAAAATATCAAATTAGCTACGATCTGGTAAGAACAGCAGGGACTTTAACATTTAAATTAACAAGTGGAACAAATGTTGATGGGACAGCTAGAGCAGCTAGTGGGTCTTACAGTGAGGTACTGACCGCAGTAACAGGTAATGCGAGTATCCAATTATCAGCAGATGCTGCGTTCGCAGGTATAGTAGACAATGTATCGGTTAAAGAAATATCACCAGAACCAACGGGGGTTAGCACAAGACTCATCAATTCAAATCACTCAGGCAAGAGCTTGATGCGTTGCAGGAATGCCGACACAGATCAAGAGGTCGAAGTTTTTGCAGATAGTAATAACGAGATAAGCCTTTCTTCACCTATCGTTAACTGCACTAATAATTTGTTAGCTTACTCTGAAGACTTTCGTCAATGGACTTCTAATTCTAGTGGATCAGCAACAGAAGCTCCTAGTATTACTGATCCCTTTGGTGGCAATAACGCTTATCTCTTACAAGCAAGTGGTAGCAATGCATGGAGCGGAATCTATTACACAATTTCTTCGAACCCAGATCTAGAACTATCATCTTCCAAGCAATATACTTTTTCAGCTTACCTCAAAGCAAACACCAGTAGTAAAACAAGGATTAGTTTTTACGATAATAATACCAGTCCAAATACTCAAAGAGCCACTGTAGACTGGTCAGGAGAATCTTCAGGTGTAGCAACAATCAATCTAGGTGAAACTGTTGAGGCAAGTACCACCGCATATGGACAGTTGGAATCAGTTGGAGATGGTTGGTACAGGTTAAGTGTATCCGTAGTACCAGTTAACCATGATGGCGTTCAAAGTGTAACCATTGAACCTGATCGAAACGCAACTTCCAAGTCCGTCTATGTCTATGGGGCGATGCTTAACGAGACAACACATACACCGACCAATACTGTTGTTACAGGTTATGACAGCACCTTTAGTGGAACTGGCCCTAAACAGTGGACTCCTAGTAATTCTAGTTTAGTATCAGTATCAGGTGGAAAGGGTGTGTTTAATACCAATAGTACTCAAAATTTACAACAGTACAGCCTTTTCACAAAAGGCAAAAAGTATCGTGTGCAATTTGACGTTGAGGATTATCAGAGCGGGTCTGTAAGACCTAAAGTTCCATTTAACGCATTGACTTATAATGCATTCACTGCTGCTTCCGCTAACGGAACACATACCTTTGAAGGTATAGCAACTAGTGATTCCCTCTTTATAGAATCCATAGGTGCAACTGAACTCAAGATTGATAATGTCATTATTACCGAACTTAGCGATGTAGTCACCCCGACCTATGCTAGTACACCAGTTTACACAGTCTCGCCAGATAATGATACAAGCGACACGATAGCGACTACAATTAAAGAGTTTGTTCCGACAATGAACTTGCTCACCTATAGCACTTATACATCAGGCGTATCAGGCTCATGGAATCACAATAATACATTACAGGAGGTAAGCTACAATGAGACTTCACCAACAGGTAGCCAAGATGCCTTTAAGCTCTTAGAAACAAACCAAACGAGTGAGCATTCAATAGTTGATACTATACAAATGCAACCGAGCCAAACCTATGTGTTCTCAACATATATAAAGTCGGTCAATGACAGGAATGTTAAACTTTTCGCATGGCAACGAGACTCATCGAACAACATGATCGATGTGGTCAACGCTGCTTTTGATTTGACTAATGGAACTGTTATTTCTGGTCAGACTTCATCAAATGTAGAAACATCAATAACTGATGAAGGTAACGGATGGTTCCGTGTGAGTATGAAGTTTACCACCTCTGCTAACGTAGACACAAGCGGATCATACTTAGGTGCAGTACGAATAAATGTTGCTCAAACCAATGGCAGTCATTCTGCATACGCAGGAGACACGACAAAAGGTATTATCCAGTGGGGGGCGCAGCTTGAGACTACCAAACTTAGGGATCTTACAGCCACCAATGGTACAGCGATAACTGGTGATTTGCACGTAGTTACATGGCATGATCAAGGTGGCGGGAGACAGAAAGATTTTATTCAAGAGAACGCAGCATTACAACCTCGCATCGTGATGGGGTCTGAACTCGTGACCGATAATGGTGGCAAGGCTTCCGTTTACTTCGATGGAGGTGATACACTTCAGAACAGCACTCTTGCAGGACAGGACAGGTTAGACATCTATGCTATCCAAGATACTTCTGATGACCCCTACATCTATCCTGCCGACCCGACTGACACAAGTAATTTTGCTGCTGTTGCTGATGATAGTTCTGGAGATAGTAGTATTGAAGCTAATTTCGGAACTCCGAGTTATTATGTAAATGGAACATTGCAATCCTTTTCAGATAGAAATGATGTCCATGACGCTCTAACAGGATCTACAAAGCTATTCAGTCAGCACAATGCGAGTACAAGTAGTTGGGGTAATTTAGAGGTTGGTCATTATGGGGGATCTTCTAACTCAACCTACAACTTCACAGGAAAAATATCAGAAATGGTATTCTTCCCAAACATGGATTCATCGCCCAAGCGGTTTGAAATCGAGCAGAATATGTTGAATCATTTTGATGTTTACGATCACGAGTCAGACTTCAGTGCTGATACCAATGGTTATGAGGTAGTAGGTTTCCCATCAGGTACATATATGACTATTGATAACTTCACAGGTAATAACGATGGGATTGCAGGAAGAACAGATGTACTTAGAGTCACTGTTGATTCATCGAGTGGCGGTCGTTTCCATCTCAAAAGAGGCAATCTAGGCACTGACACTGTTACAAATTATGAAGTTACTTTTGACTATCTGACAGGAGGCAGTGGGTTTAATAATAGGTTCTGGTTGTTAGGTGCTGCTTTTGTTAACACTCATGGAACCAAAAGCGTAGAAAACGCCAAGATTATAGCTGACACCACTTGGAGAAGCGTAACACTCAAAGGGAATCTTCCTAATAGTGGTGAGCTTTACATTAAACCGACAACAAACACATCACTCATTGTCGGTGATGCTACAAATGATAACTTCGGAATCACAGGTGCATCAGTCGCAGGGCAAACTATATACTTCAAAAACATTAAAGTTAGATCAAAAGATAGTGATGGCTTCGTCACAACTCTATACGATCAGACAGGAAACAACTGCCATGCAGTTCAAGATACTGCTGCTAATCAATGTCAGATCATACGAACAGGGTCACTCATTAAGTCAGGCAATCATCCTGCTTGGGATTTTATTAGGGGTAATCCACAAAGATCACTCACTATACATGGACTGACTGGCATAACGGACTTGGATGCTTTCTTCGTTCATGATGCTAATGACACTCAATTTATATACCCAAGTAGTGGTAGTGGTTCATTAAAATATGGTTTTCCTGCAAGGGACGATTACACATCAGCCACTAGCCTTAGTGCTGCTTATGGAAGTCCAGTTTTAGAGGTTAACGGATCTGAACCTACCCAAAACAATCAAGATAATATATACGAAGCAATAAAAGGGCGAAAACTTGTTTATCACCGAAGTGCATCAACCACTGGTTGGCCTGAAGTGAATATAGGAAACACATTTGGTACTAACGAAGATTGGAACCTAGAAGACGTAAAGTTTTCTGAGATGATCTGGTACGACTCCGATCAACACGGCAATCAGTCAGGCATCGAAAGCAATATCAATTCACATTACAACATTTATTAATTATGGCATATCTTATCTTTAACACACCAGAAGAAGCAGAAGAACGCAGCGCAGAGGCAGCTAAGAAAAAAGGTTTAGCCTTTTGGAAATATGGATCAGGAACCAAATACGTTTGGGGCTGGGTTACAGAGAACGCTGAAGAAGATCCAAGAGCATACATCGAAATAAAGAAAAACACTTGGACTGATGAAGAATCAGGGGAAGAGCATGTAAGCATCCCTGATCAAAACTTATTAACAGAGGACGATGAGTTGGTAGATGATTTACCAGAAGATTGGGTTTACCCTTCAGCTCCTTTTATTAATGAAGAAGATGATTCTGAAGACCCACCACTTGCTGATTAATGAAAGATATACTTCTAAAATTTGATTCAAAAGAGCAGTCTATTGCTTTTGCAGAAGCTAATGGGTTTGCTACTGTTGGTGCAGAGGGCGAACTTCATATCATACAACAGGGAGAAGATTATGGTTTTTCAGTTATTGGTGAGAACTGGATTGATACAGGGGAAACTGAAACATTTAGAGACGAAGATGGCACTGAATACGAACATTCAATCATGGTAAGTGATGATGCATGGTGGGTACTATTCCGTGATCTTGCTGACAGGGATTTATCCCCCGCTGAAGATTTTATTATATGGCATAGTGCCATGACTGAACTGAACGAGGAGGGCGAAGAAGTGTCTGTCCCAAGACCAGCAAATGCGCCTAACAGGATTTTCTTATAAAAATAAACTATAAACAACATGCCAACTTTAGGAGACACACCAACATTAGAAAAATTAGAGGGTGATAGCCTTCTTTCATCAGATAGTGATGCTTTTAACAAGATCGCTAGAAATGATATGTTATCATTTTACGACGAATCTACAGGAAAAATAAAGACGATTACTGTAAAAGAATTAGGAGAATCGTTAGGACTTACATTCAGTTAAATGCCAAGATTAGGAGACACACCAGTTAATGACAAGCTAGTTGATACCCAATTTAGCTATAATGACATCATACCTATTTATGATGTCTCTGAAGCTAAAAACAAGTTCACTACTTTTCACGAGCTTCTACATGCGTACGGTTACGAAGGAACCGCTGTATTAGACGCTTTGAGAGCTTACAGAGCAAAATACCCTACGCCTCGGTCTGGCCCAGATGGGAGTGGTAATTTTACTGGGGCTGGTCCACCGAACATTTCTACAAAAGTTCCGATGCACGATCAGTACTTTATACAAACTGATGGTACTGAAACGGAAAATATTTTGAATCGTGATTCTGGTTGTTGGGCTGCTAGGTTTGATTTAACAGGGGTCGCTTTTCATGATAGTAATGGTTTTGATAGTAGCCGTAGAGGGACTTTGATTGGCCCAAGAGCGGTGGTTTTAGCTACTCACCATGCAGGAGGGGTAGGTAGGAGATTAACATTTACTAATGCTAAAGGCGAAAGATTTAAGTATAGGTTTGCACAGTCTGGAGGATCTTTTTCAACATCTGGAGGGTACTCTTCATTAATTGACTTACATGATATTTTTGGTTTAGGTGATCAATTTGAGGATTTATCTATAGCTATTTTAGAAGCCGATGATGGTGGTACAATCACTTCAGTAGATGAAAGTCTAACACAATACTCTATTAAAAAATTTACAGGTGCATCAGGAGGATTATCACCAAAACAAGACCCACCAGCGCAGTTTACATATCTTTTAGACACTAGAACACGAAGTTCTCATTTCAACCAAGATCCTTTCAAACAAAGAGTCACTTGGCGTATTTTAGGTACAATGCAATCTTTATTTAGTACAGGTAACAACTTGCATACTACTGGTGTTACATCCCAACAAGCGTCTTCTGGGCAAATTAGTTACGATGATTGGTTTAATGGTGCTGGAATAAAAGATTCTAGCGACCCTGTATTTTTCGTAGATGATGATAACACTTTGAATTTGATAGGTTGTTATAAATCGGTAAACAAAATTCCTATTATTGGAACACCTTCTTACCCTTATGTAGATGGTTCTTTTAATTATAATGCTACTCCAACTTATCCTGCTTTAGACGCTATTGACACATATCTAGCAGCATGGAATACAACTAGAAAAACGCCATAAGAGTGCTATATTTTAATATTATGAGTAATAGTGAGATAATAACTAAAGGGATTACGGGGATAACTGGTTCTCTCATAGCGGTTACTATACCTTATGCTGAATTTATCCAATGGGTTATTCAAGTCATTGGTGGTCTTTTAGGTATTACGGTAGCTATCATCACGTTATATAATTTAATAAAAAAGAAAAAATGAATAAAGATTCAATATTAGGCATAATCCGTCACATCCTCACCTTCGGTGGAGGGTTCATGACTCAAAGTGGCATTGCCACTGATAATGAAGTAACTACTGGCGTATCCGCTGCTGTTACACTTATCGGTGTTATTTGGTCAATTTTATCTAAAAAGAAGTGAGGTATTTATTCCGCACAATATTATTAGCATTAGAAGCTTATATCAACTATACTAGAGGTAAGCAACGTAGATACCTTTATGATTTGGAAGATAAGATTGACAAGCTTGCTGCTGATGGTAGCCCTTACGCCAAGTTGCGTATTGAGAGACTTAGTGGGCGACTCCAGCTTGAACGAAAGCGCAATATATGATCCACCAACCATCACCCTAATAAAAGGGTATGATTATCCCTTTAAAGAGGGTAATCTCATGGGTCGTGGTCAGAAGTTTCACAGTGATTTTTCGTACAGACGTGCTATAATTATAGGTAATGATAGCAATCTGCGTGGGACACAGCCGACCAAATGACTCAGGTGCTGCCTCTGTAACTGGAGTCACTGAATGGGACTACAATTCCGAGCTTGCCGATATGATTGGCAAGGAATTAAAACAACCATATAAGGTTTACCACACTTATAAAGGGGGTAGTTATGTAACGGCAATGAGGTGGTTAGCCCGTAAACTTGATGAAGATCGAGTAGACACAGTCGTTGAGTTACATTTTAATGCAGCAACCCCTAAAGCAACAGGACACGAATGGTTGTACTGGCATACTTCTGAAAAAGGCAGATTACTTGCTCGTACTTTAAGGGACTCATTTGAGGACTCTTTTCCTCAGTTCACTAGCAGGGGTATCAAACCACGTAAAAAAGGAAGTAGAGGGGCTTACTTTTTAAGAGCTACCTCAATGCCAGCCTGTATCGCAGAACCATTTTTTGGGTCTAATAAAGAGGATTGGGAATTAGCCCTAAAACATAAAAAGGGGATAGCTTGTGCTATAGCAGGGGGTCTTACACTATATTCGGAGCTTGCAGAAAGGTGGTAATGTGGACCTTCCAAAGACAGTTTCTATTGCTGGCCGACGAGTAAAGCTCGCCTTAGTTCCTTTTAATGGCGATAGCCCTGACTACGGATTGTATCTACACGATAAGAAAACTATTGAGATAAATAAAAATCTCAAAGGCAAAATCCTTTTGCACACAATAAGGCATGAAATGATGGAGGCTAGCTTATTACTGAGCGGTGTAGGTTGGTTAGAGAATTATGATCAAGAGGCGGTTGTTCGCTGCATGGAGGAGATATTTTTCCCTGCATGGGAGACATTCCTCAAACGAATAAACCAAGATTGATTTGGCTAGAAACAAAAAACGATTTGAGGTCGAGGACAATTTTGTTGTTTATCGTCCCACGAGCGATGATTTAGTTATCGCCCACAAACGGTCTTGTAAATTGGGAGTGTTGCCTAACTCATTTACTCAGGGTTTAGGGCGCATGGCAGGGTATTTAGGAGAAATAGCAGTTCAAAAATATTTGAAGAGGAGTAAGTACGTAGGTGACTCCGTGTATACACATGACATTGAGTACAAGAAAAGAAAGATAGAAGTTAAATCAAAGTCTTGTGCAACTCCTCCAAAGCCTCATTACTCTGCTTCTGTTAATTGCAAGAAGCAGTTCATGCCAGATAACGACGTTTATTTTTTTACTAGAGTCCGTAAGGACTTCATGATTGTTTGGATTGTAGGTTGGTTACCCACCACGAAACTATTGAAGCAAGCTGAGTATAAACAAAGAGGAGATAAAGATACTGACGGCTTTGTTTATAAAAGTTCTGGATTACATATTGATATAGGTGATCTAAAGTCACCTACATTATTTCAATAAGTTTCCTCTGGTGTAGATATGTAAATAGGATATCCCTCACCTCCTGCCCCCGCTACATTGAACCAGAAGTACTCTTCAGCCTCATCTGGTGACATTTCCCTAGCGAGTATGTTTACACACCGTTCTATTGAGTATACGGCTCTTGTAGGGTCTTCTTCTAAAGCTAATCCTATGAAAGCTTCATCTAAATTATCAGGCACTATGACCGCTTCATCAGGAGCGTTTATTTCACAAAACTCGTTTATTTCATCTCTAGTCATCAAGATCACTTATATCCCATTTCGGATCTAAATCAATGGAATAAATTTTGTTATGTTTCTTGTACTGCGAAGTTATTGGTCTAATAGTAGGGTCTGCTTTACAAGCTTCTTCTAGCGATTGCATGCTACGACGCATAAATTCTGTGTTTACGGTTAGATTATTCAATGGTTTACCTCCATTCAATTCAGTTACAATTTGCATGAAGTCTGTAGCGAAGCCTCTCCATACAGTTCTTGTATCATCGTAGTCTCTAAACTTACGTACAAAAAATTCTACTGTTTCTATTAAAATAGACCTTGTTGAATTAGCAAAGGCAACTTCTTCTATCTCAGGATCAATGAAAGATTTGATGCCAAATCTTGAGTCACCCTTTATGTGTTTAGGAACTTTAAATTCGTGTAGTAGCCATTGAGCAAAGTATGGAAGCTCTTCAGCTATTCTTGCTTCTATGATCGTATTACTGGCTTCTTCGACTCCTAATAGCTTGGCAAAGTTGCTTTCTGCCTTATCAGAAATACGTAGTGCTAGTATTTTATCTCTGTTACTAGAGTCCAAAGCAGGTATAACTGACAAACTGGTAGGGTCCATGTTCAAAGACATGATTACTCTACCAGACCAACTGATAGTTATAGTGTCTTCAAACTTTGCTTGATACTCAATTCTTGGGTTAGCAGTTGCTTTTTTAATTAACTCAGTGGCTCTACGTTGTTCTGCAAAAGAAGCAGCCGAAGTTGTATCATCAATAACCCAAGCAGCTACCCTACCTAATTCTTTGTTAAATTTACTATCACCACTAAGGTAATCCGAAGCATCAGCAAACCCACCAAGTAAACCACCGATCAATTTATTAGACAACAGAGACTTACCTTTGTTTGTTGGTCCTACTAATATAAGTGCATGTCCTTGTTTAGCCTCTTTCTCATAGACAGCAGAATAAATTCTTTGTAACCACCCATAAAAATAATCGAGAGATTCTTTATTTTTAAAGAATTGAGTAAGCCATGTATCTATAAACTTCCATTTATTTTTGTCAGCGTCTCCCGCAGGTTGTACTGGTTTAAGGGTACTGGTGTTTAAAATTTTATTTGGACCTGACTCCACTATTTTTCTTTTATCAAATATTATAGGAGCTACTTCATCTATCCTACTATTTTGTTGTATTATTAAGATAGCGTTTTCTACTTCAGTTAGTGGTTGACCATTCCTTGTTGTCCTAAAACCTGCTTGTCTCAGCTCTAGTTTAAGTTGGTCCTTATCTAAGGTACATGCCTTCCCATTGATAAAAGTGTAGAAAGTTCTACCTGTAAACCAATATTTATCTACGAGGTGCTCTAGTTTTTTATTCTCATAGTCATCTACAAAAGTCTGCCCAAATATTTCTTTCCAAGTTAGGAAACCTTTTCCTGCTCTATCTGAGTAACATACCATACCATCTAGAGTCACCTGACATCCATCTCTTTCTATACCATCATCTATCCAGAACAACGGCCCCCTATCTCCTACATTAAATCCTGAAGTCCATCTACCTTTGTATTTCTCGTTCTCACGTACTTCTTTTTCAATGTCCTCTAGTGGAATACTTAAAGCACTTGGTGCTTGTGGTGGATGTTTAATACTAGTTTTTATTAATAGCTTTTTATAAAAGTCTTTTTCTAATCTTTTTCCAGTAACGTGAATGATCTCACCTAGAAACCAATACTTAGCTGCGTCTAAACAAGATTCATCAAAACCTGCAAACATACGCCTCACTCTTAACTTGTCAGCAAGTGCTTTAACAAAAGCATTAAACATTCTGTAGTCTATCAGGAGCTTTCCTTCAAACTCCCATATAAGTCTAATACCACCAGAAGGAGTTCTAGTTATAACAGTTGGTGGGAATGGACCGCATTTAGCTAGGACTTCTTCTACTACCTTATCCCAATCAGGGTCAATGTTATCGTATTCAACAACAAAGCCATACATGGCTTCTACTTTGTTACCACCCCTTTTAGATATTCTTGTAGAGGCTATTGTTCCCTCATTCAAAGAGTAGAACACGTA